AAAGTATTAAAGCAAAACGAGAAGAACAAAAACTACTTATTCAAAGAGCAGATGTTCAGATGAAAGGTTTTAAAGAAGCTAGAGAATATGAGAACACAGGCTTTCAATGGACCCGAAGAATAATCGCACTTACTGCTATCTTTGCTATAATTGTATTGCCAAAAATTTTACCACTTATCTCTCCAGATGCTCACGTTGTAGTTGGCTACACACAATTTAAACCGGGATTTTTATTCTTTGAAGGTAAAGAAATTATGAAGTGGGTACCTATGGATGCTAAAGGAATAATTATTACACCACTTGATACTAATTTAGTATCTGCAATTATTGGTTTATACTTTGGTGGATCCTTAGTTAAGAAGTAATGAAGTTATATGTACAACAATATAGTAAGAAAGTAACACACTTATCACAACAAGGATATGGCAAAAAAAAAGTTAAATCTCGAAAAGCTAGAACACGTCAGAATACCAAAAAAAACAAGTATAGGTAGACGACCTAAGTTATCTTCTATGAATAAGCATAGAAAGAGACAAAAAGGTAAATCAAAAAATCGTGGACAAGGAAAATAATTTCTTATATTACAAATCAACAGGAGACAAATATGATTGATAAAATTAAAGACAAAGCTATGCACTACTGGACAGACCATAAAGAAATGGTTATCGTAGTAGCTGTAGTATTAGTTATTACTATCATCACATAATCAAACACAAGGATAACCTATGGAGATACACAGGATGAACTACTACTTCACAGGTCTCTTGATTATTATGATGGTTCTCCTAGCCTTTTGTGGAGGACCCGCTATATGATTGATAAAATTATATACAATTTTTTTGGTGCGCTAGATGTTTTCTGTGAGCATTTAGATAAAATATTTTTTCCTAAAAAAAAGAAAAAGAAATGAGAGATACAAAAGTATTAGAATCTTTCAAGAAACAAGCAGAGAAAAAATTAAAAGAAATGAATATCTTTAAGCATCTAAAAAAAGAAGTAAATCATGGTGCCAATGGTACACAAAATTATGTAATTAAAAAAGGTATTAACAAAGGTAAAGTTGCTAAATGAAAATTAATGACAATACTAATATTGGTTTACCATTAAGAAACCTAATAGGTTTAATTAGTGCTATTGTCATTGGTGCTTGGTTTGCCTTTGGTGTCATTGAAAGATTAAATAAATTAGAAACTAAAAACCAATTATTCGAACAAGATTTACTTGAGGCTTCAATTCAAAAACCTATAGACCAAGAACAGTTCATGTTACTAGAACATATAGCAGAAGGTTTAGAAAAATTAACGATAAGAGTTGATGCTATGATGAATAATAAAGTTAATATTAATAGACTACAACAAGATGTAGAACGATTAAGAATTGATGTAGAAAAATTAAAAGACTCTGTTAGAGCTAACATAGGTAAATTAAATGGCAACTCCCATTAGTTTAGTATTTGCTTTATGCTTGTTTATCAATGGTCAATTAGTTGAGCATAGAATACAAGATAGTTTATCAACTTGTTTGAAGATGAAAAGACAAGCAACAAGAAATATGAACATGGATAATAAACAATTTATGTGTGGAGAAGTCAAAGCTGAGATTGAAAAAAATATAGATGGCAGTATAACTATAAAAAGAATTATCAAGGAGAAGTAATGGCAAAGACACCAGCATGGCAAAGAAAAGCAGGAAAGAATCCCAAAGGTGGATTGAATGCTAAAGGTAGAAGAAGTTATAATCGTGCTACTGGTGGCAATCTAAAAGCACCAAGTAAAAAGGTAGGCAACAAAAGAAGAGCTAGTTTTTGCGCGAGAATGAAAGGCATGAAAAAGAAATTAACTTCAGCTAAAACTGCAAGAGATCCCAACAGTAGAATTAATAAAGCACTTCGTGCTTGGAATTGTTAATGAAACGTAAGACTTGGGTCAAAAGAGAAACAGTTAGACTTTGTGGTTATTGTGAAGAATGTAATAAAGAACTATTGAGTAATGAGGGTGGATGGATTATAACTCATACCAAGAAATATTTTTGCCATAATGGTAAAGATGGTTCTTGCTTTGATAATTATTGTAAACGTAAACTAATGGAGAAACAATATGCCGGGATATAAAAAGAGCAAAGGTAAACTAACAGCTAAACAAAAAACTTTACCATCTTTTTTAAAAAAAAAGATAATGAAGTCTAAATCTAAAAAGAAGAAGTAATGAAAAAAGGTTATCACAAAACTAAATCTGGTAAGACAGCTAAAAAAGGTTTGTACTATAATATTAACAAACGTAAGAAAGCTGGTACATCAAGATCCAAAAAGAAATCTACTATTAGTTCTAAGGCTTACAAGAATATGAAGTCTGGATTTAAAAAGTAAATATTTTTTCTCTACAATAACTGCATCTTTTTTGCATTTAGAACACTTGTGCATTAATTAATTAAATCTAAATATTCATTCCAGATAGTTTGTTCCGGACCCCAAAATCTTTCTTTGTTAGCTTTCATTTGAATAGAGTGTAATACTGTAGTGTGATCCTGTCCAAAGTATCTACCAATATTAGTTAAGTTCATATTGTATTTATCATTTAAAATATTGTGTATAATATTTCTTGCACGAACTACATCTTGATTTCTGCATTTACCTAATAAAGTTTTTTTGTGTACTTCATATTTAACACACACTCTATTGATTACAGAATCTACAATCTCCGGACTTATATTTCTAAACTGATAACTAATAATTTTTCTTGGTTTATATTCTTTATTTTTTTTTATATGTTTCTTCGCTAATTTATAACCATTCTTAAAAGCATTTTTATAAATTAGTTTTTCTTTCTTTGATAAGTTTGAATATTGACCAGCCATCATAGCTAATCTTAGTTCTTTAAATATTTCTCTTTGTTTTAAAGTCATAGATCCCCTACGTTTTCCTTCAGTTTTTTTTAATAATTAAATTAATAAGTTTATGTTCTCATTAATTCTTCTTTTGTCTGCTCTATTTGCCAGATTAAATCAAAAGAATCTCTTTGCTTTTGCTCAACCTCTCTCTTAGCAGCTAAATATTCTTCATGCTTTTTCGCTTGAAGATCCTTCAGCTTCTGCAGACGCAATCTGATCTGTTCCATCATGCTCCTTTTTTACTGTTGTAAAATCAATTTTTAAATTTTTGATCTTACATTCTACAAGCTCTCCATTATTGGAGTTGTTTGCAGCCTTCTTTACATCATCAAATAGTTCAATCATCTCGAATGAACATTCTCCATTGATAATTCTACGAAATTTTGTCATACTTTATCCTTTTTAGCAACCTCTTTTTTGTGTATCTCTCTGGTCATTTTATTGTACACACTAAGGTCTAAATAGTTATCTGCTTTGAAATTTTTAGTTGATCTATATAGTTTTAGAGCCATCATTAATTGACCTACTTGGTGTGGTTTAATTCGTTTTTTCAAACTATCAAACAAAATGATTGTAAACATTTCTGCTAACATTACAAAATTTTCTTGATAGTTACCATAATCTTTCTGGCGATCATCAATAATTTTTTTTTCAATTTCTTGATCTATATCTGTTATTTTCTTATCCATATTGAGAGAGGTGTCTTGGGGAAGAAAACTACCGAAAGGGAACTAGAAAGAAAAAACTCCCCCAAGACTAAATATAAGTTAATTAAAACTTATATGATTCCTTGTTACCATATTTAGGTTTGCTTTGAAACCCTTTATTTGCTGAAGTAGGTTTACTTTCATTTGAAGTAGGTGGTGAAATCTTGACAGTTATACCAACAACATCTCCTCCTTGATCTACCTCATCCCAAGCGCACTGGTTCCACCAGCTACCATCTGACATCTTAACACCTTTGGTCCATTTTTTTCCTTCCGGTGCATTTTCATTTGGTGGTGCTACCCAATCTGGTTGTTTAGGTTCACTCTTGTTTGGGTTTCTTACAAGATTACACCATACTACATCTTCACTCATTGTTTTCTCCTTTGTTATCATCAGCTTTGCTGACCATTTGTTAATTGTAATTCACGAGTTTCGGCAATATCTGTTACCTGTCTATATGCTCGTAAATTATTTCTCATTAGAAACTCAACGTCTTTTCTAATCAAGTTCTTAACCTCTAGAAACTCATCAAGATTATTAGTTGATTTTAATGCACGTTTCATTTCTTCTACATCTATAGTTTCATCTAAGTATGTAGGTTCTTCTTTAGATTCCTCTAAAGAATTTTGTTCAACAGATTGCTCTGTAGAATCTTCAAATGGTTTTGGCTCATAACCATCCTCATCTTTGATACCTGTTTTAAGATTTAATAAATTTAAAAACGCATACTTTCTTGAGTATGACATAGCATTTCCGGTCCCAAACTTATCAAGGTTTCCAAATGCAGAGCAACCATCAACTAATATATATTGTGTTGGATCATCTACATCATAAACTTTCATAGTACATACGACCATAACTTGTTTAATGTTTGGCACTATCTCTGTAAGATAATTACAAGTCGCATACAATCCATTGTCTAACAATGCTTGTGTAGCTACCTCTTGAACCTTATCGTGCAAGAGTGGGTTGAAGCGCATCCCATTTAATTTTTCAGCTTTCTTTACTGCACCGGCACTTAGACAGGCAGCATGTAACTTTTGATATATATTTTTCTTTGTCATTTTTCTTTATTCCTCGCAGTTTTTTTTCGTTAATTGTTTTGTCCATCCTTTATCTTTATCTACAATCCAAATATAAGATTTGGTTGTTGTAATCATATTTTCATCTTGATCTACAAAACATTTTTTACCAACAAGAACTTGTTTGTTTGCACATCCCACTAATAAAAATAATGTAGATA